GGCGGAAGCACCGTCGGAAAACCCTGCGAAAGCGGGAGGATCTGACAAAAGCTCCAAGGCTAAGGGAAAACCTAAGCCCGATAGTGATTCCAAAGAAAAGGACCCCTTCGCCGTGGCGGTAGAGGGGGACCGCAAGAAGAGTCTTGCACATAAGCTTGGATATTCCACTTACCCAGCACCACCTGGCAAAGGTCATAGCGATCATGCCCAGGCTGGGCAGCTCCGTGCGTGCGCCCGAAGCGACGGCCTTAGGGTCGCGGCGAGCATGGTCAAGAAGCTGCGGGGAGGTAAAGCAAAGCCATCATTGGTTATTGCCTACCCCGGAGAGTGGGAATCTCAGCTGACACACAAGGCTCTTGGAGTTCCAGTCTACAAGTTCCGACCCCAGCAGCGGGGCCGAGACCAGATCAAAGGCCTCCAAATCTTCCCCCGCGTCGACGCAGTCAAACAGTGCGTCGTCTACATGAACGATGTTTACGCAAGACAGGCGTTTACTGAGTTGTTCCAGGCGTACGCTTGGAAAAAGGACGGGCATGACCAGTTAACCGTGGTAATCACGCGGCGATCACTTGGTGGGAGTTTTGGGGCGGACATCGTGCACGGCGAGGTGCTGGCGGTGTGGAGGAAGGAGGATGGTGTGACCTACACAACCACCCCTGAATCTGCAACCCAGTATGACGACGTGTTGGACGACTCCTGGCTTGACCAGTCCTCTGGCCTAATGGCAGAGGGAATTTGGTTCGACCACAAACCAGAGAAGCAATTCGGCGGGGGCTCCACCTTTAGGAGCACAATCCGCTTGACAACCGAGTTTCGGCCTGAGAAACCGCTCGGAAAGCCCCTGTCGCAATTGGGGGTCATTGTCAATGAGGACGGGCTCGTGCCTTTGCTTTTCAACCGCCCCTACGCTATGCAGTATGGTTCCGATCAATCTGAACAGCGAGCTCAATTTGAGGTCGCTCAGAGGGACTTGTCTGAAAGCTTGGGGCGTAAAGCGTTCGGTAGACTGTTGGAGTGCCTTGGTGGATCCACAGTTTACCCGGCGATCGCGTGCACGCTCACCAAGCTGCACGCTGAGCGCCCCCCACCCCCTAAGATGAAGTCAGAAGATTACGTAACAGAAGCCGCCCGGGAAAGCTTTAAGCTGCCCGGGTTCTTGGCTCCGTTTTCCAAACTGCTTTCCAATCTCACGGTTCGACAACCAGTTGGCCGTATGTTGGCAGGGGTGGCACAAGACCTCGGGGACCTGATCTCGTCATTGCTCCAAAAGCTTTTGGCGTGGTTTAGGGACCGCGAGGCAGCCCCCGCGAATGTTATCTACAACTTTGCGGGAGTTCTGGACCGTGTTGCACACGCACTGTCTGCTACGAGATTGGGCAAACTCTCCGTCGTTTTGAGGAGGGTGGCGAAAGCCATGGCCGGATCGATGACCATTTCCGAAACGGACACCATTTTTAAAACAGTTCTCAAGGCCCTCTTGATCACCACCACTGTGGTGGCGGAGCGGCTTGTCGCGAGCACAGTGCCAGCTGCACTGCTCGTGGCGGGATTGGATTGGTTGTTCGCGTGGTTGTCGACATCGGATTTGAACCCAGTGCAGAAGAAGAGCCTCTTGGCCGTTTTCAGCATCTCAGCAGTCGGGAATGTCCTCTTATCCCGCGTATCATGGGTGATCAGCGTCCCAGCTCACGTCTTGTATGATGTGGCTGTCCTGGGCGCGGTCAAGAGGATTTACAATCATTTAAGATCCCGAAAAACAGTAAAGGTCAATGGCGCCATGCAGCTCCTCTCCGATGATTCGGAGGTGTTTGCGGCAGCCTCTGCCCCGCGCATCGATATAGCACCATTGCTCGAAGCGCCGCTCCCCTATTGCACGGTGTCTGGCCAGCCTGTTACGGCGTCTCTCTTGTATTCTGAGATGGCGTCTACATTGACCAAGCCAGCGCACCCTTTGGTCGGGGGACCTGAAGGGCCTCTCGGAAATTTCGTTTTGACGGATTCCTTGAGCGCTCTCGTGACTGCATGTCTAATGCGATACCAGAACATCGGTGAAACTCCTGCCCATCTATTTCCAAACATGGATGTGGCGGTCGAGATTCTCCTCTCACACACTCAATATTCCAAACCAGTTGTCCCGTTCACTCGGGAGGCCGTTATGGACCATGGACGAGGCCGCTGGGGCAAGCGAAAGCTGAACCAGTACGAAAAGGCCTTTGACTCTCAAGAAACAGGCAAGCAGCCTGACGGACGTAGTGCATCTGTCGGCGGCAAGTCCCTGGAGACGCTGAAGAAGAGGGAGGCCCCTGAAGCCTTCCAAACCACTGGCGAATTGGTTCAAGTTTACAAAGGCCGTATCGTGTACTTTGGCACACCCGACATCCACGTTGGGAAGTGCCTAACGATAAACTGGGCCCTCGGCACCAAAGGCTGGCTAGTCAATCTCCTCAACAAGTTGGAGGTTACCATTCATGGCTGGCCGGTGCGCTTGTTTGTTCCCGTAACGGGACTTGCGAGCGAGCTCGAGGGTAGGGCCGATGCAGCCGTCCGTAGGTCGGAGCTCTTGGTCCTGGTTTCAGGGGATGACGGCCAGTGCCGCATTTCCGGTGTGGGTGAATTCGCAGTTGATCTCAAAAGCTGTGACACAACCATCCAAGGGCCCCTGCAGGACCGGATCTTTCGGTTCCTGTCGCATCACGGGGTTCCCCAGCAGGTTTTAGAGGAGATAGCGAACTACAACGCAGCGCCAAAGACGTTCAAGTTCGGCCGAAACAGGCAACACAAGCTTCGACAAGAGCTTCCCATGAGCATCAATTGCTCCGGCAACTCGTTTACAACTGTCATCACGATAGTGGCGAGCGCAATGGCTTGGCTGGCTTCCCTTCACCAATGGGATGGCCAGATCGAGACCCTATGCGACACCGTTGAGCATGGCTTCAGGGGGCTTGGATTGGAACCCGAGTTTGAAGCACCACCCACCATCAACCCAGTGACAAGGGTTTGTCCAGTCGGGTCAACCACATTTCTGTCCCAGGTCTTTGTGCCTACAGAGTGTGGCGGCCTCAGAGTCACCCCCGCCCACGGCCTCAAGTATTGCATCTTGAAGGGTCCCGTTGCGGCGGCCAAGGGGGACCAAATCGGCTATGCCTTGGCAGCTAGGGCGCAGATCCCTGCGCTTCAAACGCGCCCAACATTGAAGGCAATGGCTGAATGTTTCCAACGACTGGCTAATCCAACGTTCGCACTGCTCGACTACAGAGAGTGGATGATTCACGAGGACCCTTCATGGGAGTACAAGACCTTGCATGACAACATTGAGTGCATGAGTCTCCTCGATGAGGCGAATTATTTGTCGAACTACGGCATATCACTGGAAGACATCCACAGAGAGATTGAATTCTGGAGGGACTGTCAGGAACTGCCCGCGGCTATGATGCCGCCGGTCCTGGCTAAACTGTCGATGTACTTTTATTGAGCCTGAACGCGCTCTAGGGATACGGCACGCACCCCCATGCGTGAAAAGTTATGGTTCTACCATTCCGACACCGAGAACAAGCAGGGAGCCACGGCCCTGCGCACTGAGAGTAAAATCTTGCACATGTCCAACAGGCAAGTCAAACGCGCTGTCCGCAAGGCTGCAAAGCGTGACGTTCGTAAAGATCGTCGCCGTGCGCCGCGGAAGAGCGCAGCCAACGGGCCCCCCAAAGCCGGGGGCCTCAACGCTTCCAAGTACCCAAACCAACCGAACCTCAAGCACGCAAAGGTCCCCGTTTCCGGGCCTGTGTCTGCATGGAGCACTCTTATGAAAGACCCCTTCAACGCGCCGAGCGAGGGGGTTTACCCGCCCATCACCAATGAGGTTGTCCCCTGCCCGAGCACCAAGGTGCGCAACTTCGGCACGCAGACCTATGAGGTCGCTGCTGGAGAAACGCAAGCCGTTTTCTGGTGCTATCCTTCGGGCACTCTAACCGAGTTCGGCCTCGAGGGAGGAGGTATTCAAATCGCCCAGGCAGTCAACACCGACTCTGTCCAATTCGGACCCGTCCTTACACCGGACGGTACCGGGTCAGTTCTGTCTCAAAGAGGCGTGTTTTCCTTCTTCGCCGCAGGGCCTTCCACCTGGGTGCCGACCACGGCGCCCCTTGGAGGCACAGGAGTTGGAGCTCCATCTCAGGTCCGCAGCGCGGTGTGGGACCAACTGATTAACCCGTTCGCCATCCCTGGCTCGACGAGTGATGTCAAGTTCCGCTGCACCGCGTTCGCCATTCGCATCTCCTATACGGGGAAGTTGACGGACACTGAGGGCTTCGTAGACTTCTACAACCCATACGCTTGGACTGGGACCGCTCAGACTCAGAGAGACTTGTCTTCACTGAGGCGCGACCCAAGCCACCGCCGTTACTATTTCGGCAACCAACGCACGCACGAGTACGTGTGGCATCCAAACTGCGAAAGCTGCTCTCCGGTTTCAATCAATGCATCCAATCCGTTCGACTGCCGCCAGCTGATCTCCCGTTTCATGTTTTCCATCGGGGGAATCGCCGCGGGAGACATCTTCGAAATCGAAGCGATCGGATTCCAGGAGTACACCGGACACCCCGCAGTCCCAACCAACACACCCTCGCCCGTGGCAACTGACGTAGTCCACGTGGCGAATGCCATCCCACAGCTTCAAGGCACCATGAACAAAGGAGCAACAGGTGGCAAAACCCATACGCTTGAACAGCATGTTGCAGCTCAGAAAGTGATCACCGCTGATCCAAAGGTCACGCCCCACTCCGGGGAAGACCACGAGAGCACGGTCTCGAAGATCTCCAAGGGAGTCTCGACCGCCGCCTCGTTCGCCAGCGACGTGTTACCGCTGCTCAGCATGTTGATGCTGTAAGAAACTCTCCGGGGAGAAAACCCCGTTATCAAACGTGTCGCTACC